GTGTCTTAGGCACACTAAAAAAACGCCCTCCCTTGCTTGAATTGCAAGGTGTGCATAACGTTTGCAAATTCCACTCATCATCACTGCCACCAGCTTGTCTGGGCACTATGTGATCGACGCTGTTTGCCTCCTCCACACCACACATCTGACAAACATAGCCGTCTCGTTGCAAAATGCGTAGCCTAATCTTGCGCCACTTGGTTGTGCTGCCGTTACCCTGTAATGCACTGCTCATCAGTAATAGTTCCTCTCTTGATGAAATGCCCATGCCTTACATGGCGTTTGATAACGCTTTGTAACATAGCGAATTGTGGCATCTATTTGACGGTATGGGTCAAGGTCTCTATACCAAGTAGATCGCATTTGACCCAGTCCATAATGACTATGGTTACGAGCTGTGTATGACCAACGACTCTCTTTAGTGATGATCTTGTTGAAACATTGGAACTCTTTGTAATCAAGAATTCTTGTATGTGCATAGAGCTTTAATTGATCTATTGAATACTTAGCTGCATTTGCTTCTAGTGTTGTCGTTATTGAAAGCAATGCCGCAATGGCATAGACCTTGCCCATTAGCCGATTGCGCCCTTGCGAGCTACCCGCCTCAGCGGCTCGCTTCAAGCGAAACCAGCGTACCAACACTGTCAAGTTTAACAGGTTATTGAGCGTGCTCTTGGGCGTTGCGCACACCCTGTGGATAACATCTGTGGATAACTTCATGACTTACCCGCCCAACCTTTACCCTTAAACACTATCGCTGGTGCACCATAAACCTGACTCATCATAAAGCCGCAGCAATACGGTGTTGTGTGCTCTGCGTACTTTTCTGTGACTTCATAGCTGATGTTGCAAGCCACACATCTGTACTCATACGTCGGCATCTGTGTTTCCTATCTGGGCAACACCCATGAGCTCACATTTGGTGCATTGAATAACCTCAACGCCTTGTGGCAGGTTGTCTGTGATTTTATGTACTAGCTGCCGTGTCACCTTTTTACAAATGCGGCACTCAAATTGCACTTGTTCCATAATTGGATTTCCTCAAATTCTCAATAGGTTGCAGGTTAATTTGTGTGACCCACCAAGTCGGTTGCTTGCTGTGTCGGTATCTTGGCTTCTGTGCCATTGTGACTGGTATCCAGCCTGCTATGTAGTAATTGGGTGCTGTGCCTGTTACTAGCACGGCAATGTCATTTGGTCTGTCGTACTCATAGACGATCAGCTGGCCCAGCTCATACTTTGTCCAGCGCACCTCGATAGCTGCGCCAACATCAGCCTTGACTTTGCCTTTGTCCTCAAATGGGTCAAATGGCAAACCAAAGTATTTTGCTACTGCCCACTCACTGCCAATTGACTCGGCTAATTCTGCCAAATAGGTCATAAATGATGTTTCGTTGTAATGACCTTTGGACTCTAGTAAGTCGCCTTTGTCGCTGGTGATCTTGACAGCTGCAACCATGCACACACACATTTCATTTGCTGTGAGCTTGATTTTCAACGGCAACCACCGCAAAACCAAATAACTTTTTCGTGCTTGTCATAGCCTTTTTGGTAGCCAAATGAGTCAAACTTTGTAATCTGTGAGCATTTGTCACATTGCTCTACTTTGTACTCAGCGATTACCTCGCCATTGCAAAGCAGCTTGCAGGTCATTGTTTTGACGTCGATCATCTCCATGTAATCGCTCATAAATGCAACCTGTCCTCACACTTTTTACAAAACCAAACAACCAAACCGTCCTCACGGTCGTATTCATTAACCATGGTGTCGTCGTCGCAGTTACTGCAATTCATAAAGCCACCGAAACCGCTGAAACTGTAAATCTTGCCGTCGGTTGCTTTGTAAATGTCTTTTGGGTTTATCATGGCAAACGCACCACCCATTGCCCTGTGCTGCCTAATTGATACCAAACAGGCTCACACTGATTTGCTTTGGCTTTCTCGGTGCAGAAATACCCGCCCCAGGCTTTACCAGTTTTGGCTGACTCGCCTGTTTTCCACACGCGTGTGCCGTGTTCGCAGCGTGGCTTTTCCTCCACCAGTTGACCGCCCAATTGATTTGCGATCTCGTCAATTGATGAACCCAGCGACGGTATGCCAGATTGCTCAGCTTCTCCTGCCGTGGCGTAACTAGGCACGTCACCGTGCTTTGTTGTCCAATAATCATAATCAGCCTTGATATCAGCTGTGGCAACCTTTGTTGATAGCTTCTCGACCTGTTCCATTGTTTCGCGAGTTGCCTTTTCTGTCCCGCCCATAACCAACGCCATGACACGCATCAAAGCTGAGGTCGTTGTGTCCTCGACAAACCAGCGTTTCATGTTTGGGTTGTAAGCTGCAATAAAGCCGTATGCGTAATCAATGCCTGCTGGCTCGATCTCTGTCTGATTGCGCCAAGCTTTAGCCTGTACGAGTATGTAGCCTTTCTCAGCATTGAATTCGACAATGTGTGCCTGCAAACGACCCTCTGGGTACGTCAAATTCCAGCGGTCTGTGCGCTCTTTGTTGCCTTCATAGTTATCAAGAAATGCCATTAGTCAGCCACCTTGTTTGACATGTGACGGCTAATTGCCTTACGACGTGCCATGCCTTCGCGCTTGCCTTCCTTAAAGCCTTTGGCATAACCAGCTGCACCGCCAAGCACCATAAGAAAGATTACGCCAACCAAGCGACCCAAAGTCGCTGGGTCTAATAGATCAAGTACCATTTAGAATTCTCCCGATTTCTAGGCGGTAAGTGTTACCACCTGAACTCAGGGTGACGCATGATCGGCGCGCGGTCAAGAACCTTGCGTGTTTGTCGGCGTGTCCTGTGGCTTTGGCTTGGATTTGAGTCCATTGCCAGCCAGTACACCGCCTAGCGAGCCTGTAAGAAAGATCGCAAGTGTTTTAAGCAAGTCAATAAATGCAGCGTCATTAGGTGCTTGCGCCCCAATTGGCTGTGTGACAAAGATCAATGCATAGGTAATGCCAACGGTAACAATCAAAAACACCGCAGCTAGTGTTGCCCCAATAATCAAAATGAGCTGTGCGTGTATTTCCTCTGGTGATTTGCGACGTGCTGGCTTATCCTGTTTTAATGCCAAGTAGGTCGTCAGTGCATGTTCCAGTTGGGAGACATTGCGGTTTCTGGCACTCTGGTTTTGACCAGTTTGCGTATTCTTGGCACTCATAGCGTACCCAGCCGTCATACCCACAAGCGGTCAGGATTAGTGCAAGTGCCCAAACCAACCCTGCCGCCGTGAGTTTCTGGCTACTTCCCCAAGTTGCCAAAACTTTTGTCTTGTGGATTTAACCAGCGCAAAATGACTGGTGCAACAGCTGCAACGCCTGCCATTGCTAATGTCTTTGGGTCAGTAACACCTGCCATGTATAAGGCAAGTGCTGCTGCCATAAATGATCGCGCCCATGAGGCTGCTACGGCTTTTGCTTGTTCCATTTTTTGCTCTCCTTTTTGACTGCGGCTGCTTTTGCAGCTGGTGCATCTACCTTTGGAAATTCGCCCTTGTATGGCACAAATTTAGGTATGCCAAAACCGACGATTTCCTTTCCTTCTCCGTACGCTCTGACCTTGACCATGACCATGCCACCATTGCGTTGATCGCCTGTCCCAGAGGTATTGCCTTCAATGGTCAAACATGTCTTTGTGTCAATCAGTCCGACAACAATTCCAATGTGTGAAATGCGATCTACGCCGTCATGTGGAAAATCCATAAATGCCAAATACCCAAGCTGCGGCATAGTTGACCAGCGTTGCATTTCCTTAAATTTATGTGCACCTGCTGCTGTGCTGACCACGTTAGGTATCTTGACGCCAGTTTCCGCTGCGCACCAATTAACAAAACTGCCACACCACGGCAAACCGTCTGCCTTCATAAATTTGCCGTATTTGGTGAGGTTGTCGCCTTCCTCAACTGTTCCAACCTCAGCTGCTGCAACCTCGATCAGCCGCGCATTTGTGCCGTCTGGGTACTTCATGGTGCAGTTGGCAATACAATTTTGCGTGGGTCTAAATTGCTTGCTGGCAAATCGCGCAATGCTTGACGATAAGTTGCCCAAGCAGTTTGATCGATCGGGGCGTCAGCAACCTGTGTCCAGTCTGTACGCGATAACTCTGTATCGCGCCAATAACGCATACGCGCTAAATAAACGTCGTCGCTGACTTCATCATCATTGCCCATGTTAGAAATAAATTTTGTCATTATGCCACCTCGTAAGTGCAACTGATTACGTAACTGTATCCGCTTGCCGTCCAGCCACCATTGTCGTATCTAAGTAATTCTCCCGTTGATGAATTATTAGCAACAAGAATAACACCCGTTGCACCAGTCACGGAACTTTCTCTAACAACACCTAAAGATGATCCTTGACCTGATTTGCTTGTAAAAGGTAAAGAAATTTTAACACCTAAACCCGTTCCGACTAAAGTTATTGCTCCCGTCATTTTTACATGACAAACTTTGCCAACTCTTTTGTAATAACCACTAGCAGAGGCACTTGTAAACGATCCTGTAACTGCTGATAAAGTCGGGCTATAAGAAACCCATGCTGCATTTTCCCACGCAATTCCAGTTGATTGGGTTGAGTCTGCTTGCAAAAATGCGTAATCCGTTCCTACTGCTAGGCGGGCTGGTGTGTCGTTTGCACTAGCTGCGATTAGATCGCCTTTAGCATCGACAATTGAGTTTTGTATAGCGTTAGCATCATCTGATGTGACCCACTTAAAGTCCATGTCGGTGTTGCTATTTTTGGCTAACACTTGATCGGTTGTGCCGCCTTTGAGATCGGCCAATGATGTGTCAACAGCTTGTCCAAATACCTCAAAGTCAGCTGGTAAATCCGTGACCAAATCACTTGATGTGGGCATTTGCCAGTTAAAATTGCTAGTCGGGTTTGCCATGTCGTTCTCCTTATCAGACCACTATTGTCGCACGCGCCCAGTCGAGTGTTGGCGACACGCCCGACCAAGTAAATGCAGCTGAGATTTCGTCCCATTGCAAAGCCTGCAATGAGTAAGCCACTGGTGAAATGTTAAGCGTTACCGACAGCTGATTGTATGACGCCTGAAATGACCAGCCCTCGACAAAGCCCTGAAAGATACCGCCCATGTTTGCTGGCAGGTCATTGATCGCTACCGCCTCACCCATAAACACGCCAATGAGGTTGTCACGGTCGCTGTTGTCTAGCTCTGGGTTTGTCAGGTCAAACGTGATCTCACTAAAGATTGCCTGCGGTGTTTTGCGCAATGCAAGGTAGAAATTGGCTTGCTGAGTTGCATCAGCTGAGTCGTGCAAGGTTGTCGAAATAATCTGACTTAACGTTCCGTATTCTCTAACTGAGTCTGCGTCGCTGGCGTTAACTGAACTGCCACTGCCTGTGCCGTATTGGATTGTGACATTGTTGCGTACGTCGCCTGCTCTGGTTTCAACGCGCAAACCAGCTGCGCGTGCTTGATTGGCTGTTAATTGCACATAGCCGTTATTTTGCAAATACAAACTGCGGTGCAATGCGCTGGCGTATGAAATGCGACCAAAAGCGTCCTCGTAAATGTAGCCAAGACCTGACGTTGCAAGCTTTGACACCAAAGAATAAACGTCTGTGCGACTATTGCCACGCGCAGCTAAGTCGTATTCACCAGGGCGGTCGATCTCACCCAGCCCAACGTTTTCTGCTGTTGCCCATGTTGTTGTTGGGTCATAATCTGCCCATGTTTCAGCAGCTGGTACTTCTGCCCAAGTGTTAAGCAATAAGTCTGACAAAATTTCCCAGATTTGATCGCCGTCAAAGTCACGCGATAAAACACCATTTGTCAATGCCTTTGGCAAACGAGACAACGCGCCAAGTGCTGTGATGCTGTAAGTCTGGGTGAACATTGTGCTGCCTACGTCGCGCACCTCAACGGCAATGTCAACGACTGTGCCACCAAAGATCGGCACGTATGCAGCTGATGTGTCCTGCACCTGCACTGAAATGCTGCTGTTGATGCTAACAGGTATTGTGGCTTGATTGACGTCCAGCAGCTGCAAATTGACGTACCCTGCCTGCGCCTGTTCGTAAATGTTAGTACGACCTGAGCTGATTGTCAGATTTGCCAATATTGCGTCTGTGTAAGCAACACCGTCGATCTCTACCAGCCAAACTGGTGTCCACTGCGTCATGCTGTTGCAAAGGCTGTTGCGCCGCCTGTACCGCGATAAAACGAATTGTTCAAGGTTTCAACGATTGTGCGCGCAGTGCCCTCTTTGTCGATAGCGCCGCTGACGTTGAGATTAATTGTTGTGCCCGTTGATGCCGTTCCCGTAGATCGTGTTGCACCAGCAGTTGATGCAGCTACTTTTGAGGCTGCCGCGCTGGTTGTAGCAGCAACCTTTGCAGCACTTGCCACGCCGCCGCTTGACGCTGCTGTTAAACCGCTTGATGTGCTAAAAGTTTGTCCACTAGGCATTGTTCCACTGAAACCTGCTGAACCTGATGAGCTTGACGACGTAGCACCTATTTTTGGAATTGAGGCAACATCTTTGCCAAATTGTATTGCGTTGTAACCTTTAATAATTAGGTTGATGCCGTCAATGGCAGTGTTCAATAAAGGTTTGATTGCACCCAATACCTTGCCAATGATTGTCAGGACAACGGTAGCAACGTCGCCAATAACGCTAACGGCTGCCCCTAGTACTTTGCCAATGATCGGTGCAACATACTTAACAACGTCAAAAAATGATTGCAGGTTTTCTTTATTTTCGGCAATAACATCTTTGATTTTGCCAAACTGAGTTTGCATTGCCTGAAAGATTGGTGTTGCAATGTCTTTAATTACCTTTGCAACGTCACTGATTACCTTGCCAAACCCGTCGCCTTTTGTCAGGCTGAAAGCGTTGCTAAATGCGTTGATTGCTGGCAATGCGGCTTGGTTAATGAAATCAAGTAATTTGCCAAGAATAGGCAACAAAGCAGTACCGACGGTTTCTTTTGCTTCATCAAATGCCACCTGCACACGTGCGATCTGTCCAGCGTAAGTGTTTGCGTTTGCAGCTGCCGCGCCACCGAATAGATCGCTCAGCCTGCTTTGTACTTGCTCAAAACTCATAGTTTTTAATTCGGCAGCAGATAAACCAATGCCCAATCTGCCAAGTGATGTTGTGTTTCCGTCGTACGCACGACCTAACGCATTTGCCACCGCTTCAAGCGGTTTTCCCGTCGCCGTACTAATGTCTAAGGCTTGCGCCAGTAATTGCTGTGCCTTTTCTGTGTCACCTGTTGATCTCACCAAGCGTGAAAGTGCTGGGCGCAGGTCATCATCTGCCACACCTGTTGCCAATGACATTTGCAAAATTGATTGCTCGGTTGCCTTGATTTGTGCTTGCGTTGCACCTGTCGCATTTTCCAATGCCAGTGCTAATTGTGTCTGTGCCTTTTCGTCGGCTATTGCAGCCTTGACGCCCTCGATACCAATTGCAATGGCGGCAGCACCAGCAGCGGCGGCAGCTGCGGCAAACGCCTTGCCGATCTTTGCACCAGCCTTGCCAATTTTTGTGCCAAAACTGTCAACGTCACCACCTGCCGTTTTTAGTGATTTGTTAAGGTCGCTGACATCTCCAAGTATGGAGAGCTTTAAGGTACGACTTTTTTCTGCCATTAGGTGTACTTCTTAATAATCTTGGACAAACCTTGTTCCCACTTTTTTACAATGTCAGGTTGGACTGATCGTAAGGTTGGATAGATAAACCAACCGCGTGTGCCCTTACCTTCACGACCTGACCAGACTGGGAATTGCTTGTATTTATTTGAGCCGAACTCGTAACCGCCCCAAAGCTGCTGGGTTGTACCGCCACCGCTTAATCTTTGACGGGCAAAGCCGTAACTGATCTCACCAATTTTTGATGACTTCTTAACGGTTGCGCCGTCAGCAATTATCTTTGATGCGCGGTTGTTGCGTTGACCTGCTGTAGCACTTACCTTTTGCTTAACAAATTCTGCAAGCTCAGAGGAAACCTCTTTTGCTTGGTCGGTTGCCTCAGCGTCCATTGCCTTAAAAGATTTGAGAATTGCGCGCAGCTCAGCCTTGTCATAAGCAATTGCGTCCTTAGCCATTTGCGCGCCTTTCCAAAATCTCTAAAACGGTGAGTATGTCCTCGGCTGTCTCAAAAACATCTGGGTGTAGCCCTGTCGCCAGGGCTACCTCCCAAACTATTCTGCTAAGGCTTCCGACGGCGTAGCTTTTGGGTTTGCCTCACCTACGATTACCTCAGCAATACCTTCTGTCCAAATGTCAAGAGGCTTGACAGGCTTTCCAGCTGCTTCACGCTTCATGGCGTGATAGGCAAGAAATACTAAATCGGAGATACCGATTTTCTCCTGTGCCTGTGCAATTGTGTGACCTGTGTGCTTCTCCCATTTGACCCACTCAGGCGGTGCAGCTGTGTAAGTGATCTGATCGCCGTTTGTGTATTCAATTGTGATTGGTAATTTCATTTTGTCTCCCGATTGTTAGTGACTAGAAGGTTTCGCTTGGTGTTCCCACCACAACAAATGATAGGTCAACGGTTTGTGCATCTGGTGCTGCACCGCCGACGCTTGGAAATACTGGCATAACGTTAAATGCAAAAACCGCACCAGTAGCAGCTGTCAATGACACTGCCAACGTTGTGTTTGGTGCTGTTTCGCATGCTGTCCACAATGCCTCGCATAGAGATGAGGCTGCGCCCCAGTCTGCAAGCATTGAAATGTCGAAAGTCCACTGATCGTCAATGTGCTTGTAAGCCTTGCCGTCAAGTGTTTGGTATGTCTCGACGGTTGGGCTGTTCGCAAGTACTGCGCTGGTCGCCTGTGCGTCATAGTTAACGGTTGCAATGGTCACGACTAAATCGCGACCAGTTATGATTGTCGTTGGCATTTTGTCCCCTATGTTGTTTGAGTGTAATAAGTCGAAACGTTTATGTCAGCGACAAGCATTGGAGACTGTCCTACTTCCAACACCGTTGGCTTTTCAATTACGCCTACGACGTATCCTGCGGGCATTGCCGCAAGAATTCCGATTATGAGCTTTTCTAGATTGTCCAGTGAGCCTGCATTGCTATTGCTGGCAACAATGGCGGTGATTGCAAAATTAAGTTTGACCTGTGTTTTTGCCTTGCCAATTAACACAACCTCCATGTATGGGCTGTCAGGTACAACAACAATGGCTGGCGGTATTGGTGACTCAGGCACGCTCGGATACACGTTTGCAGATAGCGCGCTAAAGGCGTTTGCTAGAGCTGATCGTGTTTCGGCAATTGAGTTTGCTGGCATTTATTGAACCACTGTCTCAGCGTCCAAATAAGGCATAAGCAATGTGCTGACGCGGTTGGTCAAGCTGCGACCCATACGGTATGGAGAGCTTGCAAAGTCCACGCCCTCGATCTGTCCACCAGCTGCAACGCGTGATTGAAAGACCTCAACGCTAACAGCCAAGATTGCTGACTCAATTGCTGGTGTGCTGGCATAAATTTGAGCAGCTGAGTAACCCGACAAGGTTGCTTTGCCGTTTGGCACGATTGGTCGCAATGTGACGTCAGCATTTGTAAGTGCAGCTGTGAAGTAATAAGGCGCGGCGTCAACGACTGTAAAAGTCGCGCTAAATGGTGCAGGCAAACCTGTCACAATTACTGATTGACCAGCTACAAAGTAGTGCTCACGAATTGTAAAAAATGTTGCCACGTTGTTTTCTAGCTTGTAAGCATCAACGCCTGAAACATTTGCAACCAGCATTGGCAAAATGACGTCCTCGCTGGTGTTAATGATCTCGTCTAAATAACTGTCGCTGTAAAGTGAAACGGACACGCCAAGCACCGTGCGCAATTGACTTGCTGTAACAATGGCTGGCATGTCCGTTTCCTTTCGACTGCTGCGGCGAGATCGGGAGAACCCGCCGCATGATTAGTTAGTGGCTAGTTATCAGGTCTTGTTGATACCAAACGCGCCTGCACCGATCTTGGTTGCAATTGCGCCGTATCCGTAAACCATGACTGAGATTTGACCTGACGCGATTACGTCTGCACGCAAACGGTATGTTGGTGACTCGTACCATGTGTAAGAGCTTGGGTTGACGATCAAAATTGAGTCGTCCTTGTCTGTGTCATTTGCTGACGCGACATTTGCTGTTACATAAAGGTCTAGACCTGCAACGTTTCCACGGATTGAGTCTGGACGTACAACACCGCCTGCATTGCTTGGCTGTGCTGCGTTGTAAATTGGACGACCTGAGTCGTTAAGTGTCATGAGGTTTGCCCACTGTGATGTGTTAGCGATCATGTTACGAGCAAACCCATTTGTGTTTGCATAAACTGATGCTGCACCGCGAGAGACAAAACCAAGCAACTCAGCAGCTGTTGGGTATGTAGCAAGTGTTGTTGCATCTGCTGTTGCACCAGTGGCAATTGCTGTGTGTACTGCTGTGTCTGTTGCCTTTGCATAAGCTGCTGCCATGTTTGACAATAGCTCGTTAAAAAATAGCGGTGATGTGCGGTCAAGTAGCTCAACGCTAAATGTCTGCTGCCCTGCGTACTTTGCAACGTTTACTGTTACAAATGCAGCGTTTTGATCTGTCTCGCTTGGTGTGCCTGCTTCTGATGTTGAGGCAACTGTTGGCATTACTGTGATCTTTGGAATTTCGAAAGACATGCCAGCGTCAGGCAAAACTCCACGGCTGATCGCATCTATGCTGCTTCTCGTCGTATTAGCGAGTCCGTTAATGACCTCTGTCAATTGACGTGTAGGCACTAGACCTGCGTTGTCTGTTGTGTCATCTGCCGCTGCGACATACTGACGTGCTGACTCTTCGCCCATTGATGCGCGAATTGTATTTTCCAAATACTTAGCAGCTGTGAACTCTAGGCGTGGCTTTGATGTCCAACCGCCTACTGCTGGCTTTGCATTTGCTGTTACTGACTGTGCGGCTTCTACCGTTTCGACGGCTTCCGCTGGTGTAACGGTTTGTTCCACTTCGTCGTCCTTTTCTGTTGGTGTTGCATCTGGCTCAATTGTTGAGTCAGAAATCTCAGGCTCGTCGCCTGTTGTTGCTGCGACCTCGTTAACGCGTGCTGATCTAATTGCTGGCTCTGACGTCAATGCAACGCCAGTCATTTCGCCCTTGATTATGCGTACTGTGCCGTCCTTCAAGGTTTCATACTCGTCAAAATAAACCTCAACGCTGAAACCGTCGCGCAAACCCTCGGACGCTTCCACAAGTGCATCTGTACCAGCTGTTGTGTTGGCGATCTTAAATGTTGCGTCAATTCCTTGATCGTTTGCCTCGATTGACAATGTTTTGCCAATACGACGTGTGCGGTCATGCTCTAGGTTAAGCAAAACAGGGACGGCATCAATGCTGCCCTTAGCAAATTGCACCTTGCCAATTGATGCGTTTCCAGTCTCCTCAAATGTCACAATGCGACCAGTGATCGTACGGCTATTTGAGTCAGCTGCTGTGATAGCAATTGGTGTAATGAGTTTTTTCATAACAACATGTCCTCCTCTGCGCGAATTTCCTCGATCGACATTGCGCCGATACGATTTAAGATTTCATAAACCTGCGCGCGCTCGTAAGGATTGCCACGCAAGAAATTGTCTAGGTCAAACATGACTTTGTTACCTGCTGGCGTAAAATCAGCAAATGATAAACGTTGTTCAATGATTGACATGTATGTGCGAAACGCAAAATCAACTAGGTCACGCCGCTTGTCTAAAGCGTTAGCGTATGTAAATGATGATTGCTGGCTGTCCGTGAAGTAAGCGGGCAAGCCACACGCGCGTGCTAATTCGAGCGATACATAGTTTCTGGCTTCATTTAACTGCAAATTCTTAGGGTCAAAACCAACTGACTCCATTGTGACGTCAGCATTAAGAAATGCTGTTGATTTGTTGGCACGCGCTGTACGCCAAGCGTTGAGGATTTTTGCAACACGATCTGCTGGCAATGATGTGCCGTTTGATTTCAATACCATGAGCGGTGTTGGCTCATTGGCAAAATTAAGTGACGCCTTTTCTAACGCGGCAGCAGCTTTGATTGTGCGACCGGCGCGAGCTAACAAACCCTCTTGCGTATTTGGAAATACAACCAAATTTGTTGGGTCAATTGGCTTGCCATCGATCTCATAAGCTGTAATTTCTGTATTATCAAAATTTGTAGTAATTGACACGCGCTCCGGTGCAACTCTTTCCATTGCGCGAATTTTGCCTGTGTCTGCGTATCTTTCCATGACCATTGCATACGCTGAGTTATGAAAGAATAAATCAGAAATAAGCCAGCCGTAAAATGTAGACCCTGGTATACGCGGGTCTGGTTGGTTGATAACGCGAGGCTGTGAGATTTTTTCACCTGTTGCCTCATTGCGAGTGTGTAACGGTAATGATGCAATTGTTTGCATAATGCTCAAAGCACGCGCAACTGTTGGCACGCTCATTGCTTCCGCGCGGTTTGCTTGCGCTATGCCGTAAAAGTAGAAATTGTTATTCTCTGTAAAATACGGCGCAAGAGATGCGTCAACGTCCAAAGGCTCAGCTGTGACGGCAGCTGTAACCTTTGGCACAAATAGATCGAATAAACCCATGTGCCAATTCTGACAGGCTTATACGATCAACCAACCATGATGTCAAGATCATTGTCTGGGCGTGTCGCAAAGTGTGTAACAAGGGCAACAGCCACCGCACCGCACACAATGGCATTGCTGGCACGTCTGCCAATGACCCAACCGCCGTCACCGCGACGCAATTGCACCGCAGCTAGTATTTCCTCAGTCAGCTGTGATTGCCCACGGTGTTTAAGTCTGCCGCTGTTAATCGCCGACAACATTTCGTCGCAGCTCTGCGGATACGCACCGTCCATGTCAAATACTGGTATGCCAGCGGGTGCAAGCCGTGAGGCGACCGCCCCAGCTGATTTTCTGCTGTAAAGCACATACTCAGTCGGATACTTTCGCGCATAGTCTGCCAATTCGTTTGCAATTTCCCGATCATCAAGCTGTAACTCATTTGACCAGCTGTGCAGCAGCTTGACCACAAATGACTCATCTGCCAATTTCTGCGCACCGACCAAACTGGCGTGTTTGCGATCTGGTGACAAGTCAATAGCCAGCCACGTCAATTTCTCAGGGTCAAGATCGACGGTTTTGTCAAGGCACTTATTCCACGCGCTTGCATCAACAATATTTTGAATTGCCACAACCCACCTGCACAATACCTCCGACATAACCACGTTTGGCGGGTCATTGAGTACCGACCTGATGTTGTCCTCATGAATAGTCACACCCATTGCTGGGTTGGCATGACGAGCATTTTCCACGCTGATCTCATCTGTTGGCGACGACCACTCAAAATACCCAATGTTGTCGTCAACACCGCCAATAGCTGCAAGCGCGCGATCTCTAAAGCTGTTGAGTACCACTGAGGTGTTGTCCCCCGCATTGGAATAGCCCATGAGCATTGGGTTAGGCGACGCCATGAGGGTGTATCTCAATGATGCGTACGAGTCCATGTTGTTCATACGCAACAACTCGTCCAAGTGAATTGTTGAAGGTCGGCTGATACCGCGCGCAGCTGAACCACCAGCACGGACCATGAACCGCGTGCCCCTCATTGTCTCGATTTCCTCAGCCCCATGATTAAGGCGTACCTTTTTGACCTGCTTAGCCAGAAAGTCATTTGCCTCAATTGTCCACATCATCTGACGAAACTGCTCTAATGAGGTGTTGAGGGTATGAGCTTGTCCGATCTGCAACGGCTCGTCCCAGAGAAACAGCCCACCAAGAATTCTGATCTGCTGCAAAAATGATTTTCCGTTTTGCCTTGCAACACAAAAAATGTTTTGAGGCGTAGCCCAGCGACCGTCTGGCTTGACCTTGTGGCTGTGGATAAGGGCAAACTTCTGCCACTCCATAAGATCAACGCCCAGACTAGAGGCTAGGTCTATCAATTCGTGCCCCAAAGAAGGCAAATCGTTGAGTGGCGTGTGAATTCGAGGCGTTTGTACGCCCATTAGCGGTATTCGCAGGTCTGTGTCCCTATCTTTTCCCTGTTCAGACCCTTTGCGACCGTCTGAGACCCTTTCTAGGGCTTCTGAGGGCTTCTCAGTCGTTTTCATGCGACTTCGAGTCGTTTTTGGTATAAAAAGGAACAC